CTACGTTAGTAATATTAGCATCACCAAACGAAGTAGCAGCAAGTGTAGTAGAACCAGACACAGTTAATGCATCAATACTAGCAGCATCAATGTTAGCTGTACCATCTATGTACAGGTCTTTAAATTGTAATGAACTAGAACCTAAGTCTACATCATCATCTGTAGTAGGAAGTATAGACCCATTGTTAAATGTAATCTGTGTCTCACCACCAGTAGTAACTGTAATTACATCAGAGCCACTAAATGCTATGCTTGTGTTAGAGTCAGCATCACCTGAGATACTGTCTAGCTGTATGTCACCAGCATTAGTAAAGTTAGAGTCACTAAGATCAAACGTACCTGTAACATCTAAGTTACCACCTACAGTAAGATTACCTGATATATCAACAAGGCCATTTATATCGACAGTAGTAGCAGCAATCTGTATTTCTGTATCTGCTACAAGATCAAGCTGACCATCAGCACTAGACTGAATGTAGATAGCAGTATCACGAAACTGTAATTTCTCTGTAGAGGCTACAAGTATATCATCTGAAAACTCAAAGTAGTCCTCGTCTTCCATCCACTTTAGTACACCGTCATTACTTTCACCATCAAAGGTTACTGTAATATCTGTGGCTGATGAACCATCACCTATAGTAATTCCTGTACCTAACAGCTTAGTTACTGGTCCACCTTCACCTGTTGTACCATCGTGAGAGTGTCCTGTACTAGAAGCAAATGCAGCAAGAAGCTGATCAAACTCATCGTTAGTATCAGATGCTTGAATTATATCACCATCTGTATACGTTTTTTGTCTTGTGTATGTTGCTCCCATTAACGTCTAGCTCCTAATTGATATTCTAACTGAAAACCTTTAAGTGAGTATGGTGCAGTCTCTCCACCATCATCTACTTTTAATGCAACAGTAAACCCTGATCCTTCTACAGATTGTCTTAGCAAAGGCTGTGTACCACCACCATAAACAAACTGTGTAGTGGAAGAAGAAGTACTATAAGTTGCACTTCCGTATTGTGCAGCAATCTTAGATGTATCTAAAGCATATGCAGCAGGTCTTGGTGACTCAACGCTTTCGTTATCATACCTTAAAAATAAATCTGCGTCAATAGCAGCCTCTGGTTTAAAGTTAAGAATAACTCTCTGCATATGTTTTCTTATACCAGAATCACCAAAACTTAAGTCAGGGCTTCTGTACCTACCAAAGATAACAGTCTCATTAAAAGTATTACCTTTTTCTTGTCTGTGCACAAACCCATCAAATGAACCATGTAGTACAGCTACATCTCCTGCATCAATAAAGGTATCAGTACAAGATGGTCTTATACCAAGTATCTCAGAGAACTCATACTTTTCTCCTCTCATAACACATACAATACCTCTTGTAAGATTATCTGCAACTGTATCTTTTGTAAAGAATATTCTGTACTGTGTCTTATCAGGTATTACAACACTTTCAAAAAGAGAAGAGTCTCTTATGTTCTTATCAAATAAAGACTGTACATTCTTAGATATTGTACCAAGTTCAACGTCACCAATCCTAGATGTACCAGCAACTGTACGTAAACCATCAGGGCCAAGAAAGATTAAGTCACCTGCAAATTCCTGTATAGTGTCACCATTAATGCAACCAATATTTCTTGTTACTGGTTCTACTGCAAAGTTTGACAGTGATGATCCTGTAAGTTTAAATATCCTGTTTGCACAAAATATAAATAGATTACTACGGAAAACCTTTAGTCCTACAATAGTGTCATCTACTTTAATGCTACCTGCACCATCACCTGAGTTAAATCCATCCTCATCAAAAGGCTCACTAAATATTAACTCTTGTGAGGTAGTAGACTTACCAGCATAAAACATATGGTTTCTATACGCAGCTACAAACTTAGAACCAGCTACAGAACTTTCACTTACATCTGTAGCAGTTAAAGATGAATTAAATATAACAGGAGCATTAGCACCATCTACAAATATTATCTTATCATTACCATCAAAGTTATATCTTTCAAGAGTATACTTAGATGCACTAGTTCTACCTGTGTCTATCTCTGTCCAACTAGAAGGAGACACTACACTATCAAAAAGGTGAGTAGCTGCAGTAGTACTAGATGTTGCTCTTGTTACACCTGTAAATGTTGTACTGGTAACACCAGTATAGGTAAACAGTTCTGACTCAATTTGTATTGTACCACTAGAGGCAAACCCTGAAGTAGAATCAACTGTAACTGTTCCAGAACCTGTCATAGCTGTAGTAGAAGTTACTGTTAGACCTAGCTCAGTGGATGCAGCAGAGAATATCTTTTCTCCTCTAGCTGCTAATACTTTATCTGCAAAGTTAGCAACCATCAATACCTTTTCACCAGAGCCAGAAGTCTGTGGTACTATAGGATAAACAAATTTACGAAAGCCATTAACTCTTCTATAACCACCCTCAAGGTCAGGCTCAAAGTTTTCTAAAACTAAAGCTTCTCCAGGCTGCATAAGAAAAGTGGACCTGTCTAAGACTAGCCCACCTTCACAGTTAAATGCTGCTGGTTGTACCTGAGAACTATCTGGCATTAAGTAATAACTCCAGAGGTAAAGTTCATAGATGATCCTGGTCTATTTATTACAGGTGATCTAACATAGTCAAACTTATTAATAAGTAAGCTTTGCATATTCTTTATGCCCTGTTGAAACCTTTCAAAATTTAATTGGTAGTGGTTCTGCTCACCACGATACATATAAACATAAGCTGTAGCACCATCTACAATTACTGGACCAAATCTATCAGGTACAGTTGTAGTATCTCCATGTGCATCTAAGTCTGCAGGGAATGTAAAGTAATCAAATACTAATGTGTATTGTTTATCTGGATAAGGGTAGAGTAAATAATTATTATCTGGGGTACGTATAATTTGTCTTGGCACTCCCCCACCTTCAAACTGTGTTACTGTAACTCCACTAGAATGTGTTTCAGCAGTAGTGCTATTAGCACCTCTGGTACATCCTGTAATATCATTACCTGAGATAGCTGTATATGTAACCTCTTCTCCACCTATAAAAACTTTACCAGAAGAGTCAAATCCTGTTGTAGATGTAAGTGTGAGAGTTGTTACAGAAGTAGAGTGAGAACCATTAAGTGTTGTAGTTGCTATGTCATCTTCTTCATTAGCATAATCATTATCAATGTATTCATAATAATTTAAGTTAGTAAGATTACTACCATTTACACTAAGAGTTGTACTCTTTTTAATTCTTGCTGTACTGTAGTCTAAAGACTTTGTACTTGTTGGTAAGGTATACCTAGCTACACCTGGAGTTAGTGTAGAACTATTAGAGGCATGGTTAAAAGAATAACCAAACTCTCTTTGATTAATATATCTTATAGCATCATTTACTGCATTCTTACACTGTGTTTGTATACCCCTAGATGCAGTAAAATTACTAGAAGTAAGCACTACTTCATTCATTCTTGTTATAACATCATTAGTTAATGATAAAAAGGTAAGTGCCATTATGTTTCCTTTAGATAAGCTAAAGGGGCCACCTAAGCAGCCCCTAAAGTTATTTATGCAAGTAGATCACGGTCTACTTCATTTGCAGAACCTGACTGTGAAATATCGTCCATGAGAATGCAAACTGCATACACACGTAGAATACCACCAGTAATAGTTCCACTGGATGCCTGAATCTCTACATCAAGTGTATCTGCTGCTGCAGTAAACACTGGTAGATTTCCACACACACCTGAAGATGTAATTGCTGGTGTATGATCACCAACAGATGCACCGTCATAGTCAAATGATGCAGCAAAGATGTCTACATCAGTTCCTGTGATACCTATGTGAAAAGCAGAGTCAGTAGTAGTACCTTCCATTGCTGACACCACTTTAAATCCTGCGTGTAGGATCATAGTGTTTGTAGGTACAGCAATAGCTTGAATGATATCATTAGCTGCTAAAGCTGTTCCACCGTTTTGCAAGATGGCATCAGCCATATCAATATCGTTTTGCAATACAGTAAGAGCACCACGGAGTTTCTTATTCCCTGTTCCACCATTATTAGAGGTAGAGTCAGAGTTTGTTGACATAGTAATTGTAGCCATAACTAAATACCCCCTTACGCTGCGTTATATTTGGCAGTGACAA